TATAGCGCGACTAGGAAAGGATAGAACTGTCATTTGCGTATGGCATGGGCTTCACCTAATCGAAATACACGAACTGCGAAAGCAACCTATAACGACAGTTGTAACAAATGTTAGACAAATTTGTGACAAGCATGGCATCAAACTAAGCAACGTGATCTGCGATGAAGATGGTGTAGGTGGTGGTGTAGTCGATAGTCTAAAGTGCAGGGGCTTTCTTAATGGTGGTAGAGCAAAGCAGCCTGACAAGTTCATCAATCAAAAGGCTGAATGTTACTTTAAGCTGGCAGAACTGATAGAGCAGAACAAAGTAGTATTCAAAACAGCATCATTCCGGGATGTAATTGTGCAAGAACTGGACATGATACGCAGGCGTACACCAGAAGCAGATGGAAAGCTTGCAGTCATAAGCAAAGATGAAATAGCACGCATGCATGGAAAGTCTCCTGACTATGCAGATGCTATCATGATGCGCATGTACTTCGAATTATTCCCGAATTACGGCAGCTATTCGTGGGCGTAGCGTACCCTTATAGGTATATTCGAAGGTAGTTATTTCACTTTTGTACCCTTGATGGTATAAATCGGAAATGCATTTTAACAATTTTTAACAGTGCGTGGTGCAACTTCTTACACTACATTTGCCCTATCAATTTAAAAACAACACACATGAAAACAGTATCCAAAATCCTTCGCTACATTATCGCCGCAGTTATCCTTTACGCAGTGCTTAGCTACTGCCAAGAAATCAATGATTGCCTAATGAAATACTAATCAATAAACAATAACAACATGAATTTTCACAAAGACAACTTAGAAGCACTGCAGAAGTTCCAGCAGATGCTGAACGCAGAACCTGACCAGGCAGGTATCGAATCAACGCCCGATAAGAAAGCACGCACGCTGGTTATTAGCCACGTTGAAACCACACTAGATGAACTGTTCTTTGGTCATTGGCGCACTGAAAACTTTAAGTGGGCAGTATTAGCCAACGAAGTGCAGGCATCACTTGACCTTGTAGTGATACATCCGATAAGTGGTTATGAAATTCGCAGGGTAGGTGCGGCTTCAGTTATCATTATGGTGGATCGCGTGCCCGATGGCGTGACCGGAACGGAGCGCAATAGATGGGCATTAAACCCTGATAATAAAAAAGCGAACGCTATGGACCTTGCATTCGGTAAACTCAAAGCAGAGTGCCTTAAAAATGCTGCGCTGTCATTAGGTAAGGTGTTCGGGCGTGATGTTAACCGCGTGAATAAAGACACGTACAAGCCATTTAAGTTAAAGGGCGCATTAGGTCGTGGGCATGAGCAGGATGTAGCGTATGTGCGCGAACTAATCCAGCAGGCAACTGATCTAACACAGTTACATAAAATCTTCAAAGCATGCAGTCCTGAAGTCTTAGCCGAAGTAGGTGATGAACTAAATGCGAAAAAAGACCAGTACGGCATGACCGAATAAATGTTAAAAATGATGGCAGGTGGTTACAGATTGTAACTATCTGCTATTTTTACCCCATCAATACAATAACAAAATGCAAAACACACTATTTAGAGCATCGCAGCTTGGTAAGCTAATGACCGATGCACGCACGAAATCAGGTTTAAGCGAAACGACTAAGAGCGCATTGCTGGAAGTCTATGTGCAAAACAAGTACAACCGCTACAAAGAGATTAGCAACAAGTACATTGAGAAAGGTATAGCTGTTGAGAATGATGCCATTGACATGTGGCGCAGGCATCGTAACGAAATTGTATTTAAGAATGAAGAAATGTTTGCTAATGACTTCATCAAAGGCACGCCCGATTTGCTTATCAAAGATGATGAAACAGGATTAGTAGTGAACGTGCCGGATATCAAATCTTCATGGGATATACACACCTTCATGGATGCTAAGACCAGCGACATCAGCAAAGACTACTATTGGCAAGGGCAGGCGTACTGCTGGCTAACAGGCGCACCAAAAGCTACCTTCTGCTTTGTCCTAGTTAGCGCACCCATCGAAATGATTAACGATGAAAAGTACAGACTATCGCGCAGACTTAACCTGATAGATCCGCAAGGTGATCCTGTATTCCTAAAGAAGGCAAAGAGCATCGAACGTAATATGATATATGATATGCCACGCTTCCTTCGTGAATACCCGGATGCTAACCTTGAAACACCACAGGACGAATGGGCATTTGACATTCCCATCGCAGAACGCATCCATGAAAAGGTTGTGGAATTCGATGCAGAAGCTATCGCAAAGCTTCAGGAACGTGTACCAATGTGGCGTGAATACCTTAATACTTTAGCACTATGAGACATCAATGGAGTAACGCGCATGGGTTAGAATACAATCCTAATGAAGCCAAATCGGTATGCGAAAAGTGCGGACTGGTAAGATTACGAATGAGCAATTTAAAGTCACAAGAAAACATCGCATACTATCATCCTACACTACCAACATTAACAACATACAAAGCACCTAAATGCAAAACATTATGAGTAAAGAAACAGCACTACAAATAGCAATGAGAATAACGCAGCGATATGCTAACTCATTATTTGATGAACACACCGCACGTGGTCGGCAGTTTATGCAGGAAATGTCTGAGTGTTTAGAAGAGGAACGTAAACAGATTATGGCTGCATTTGATGAAGAAAAAATTAAATGGGTAACAAAGATTCACGATGATGGTAGGATGTCATTATCAAATGAAATTGCATATACAAATGGCGAAGCATACTACAACGAAACATACAGAGGTGACAAATGATAGACAGCTTTTTAACCTATGTAGTTCCTCAGTTCTGCGTGATTATGGCAATAATTTTATTATACGTAATTGTCAAAGAAGTAGAAAAAACCAATAAAAAAGGAGGTGAGCAATGAACGCACTCTGCACAATTATCATTTGGTGTGGGATGCATTACGCAACACCTGCATGGATGAAAAAGCAGATACCTGCATGGATGTGGTCACGCTATGAAATACATATTATTCCATACGGCACTAACTTATCCAGCATCACAGATATCAATCCAAAGACTACCGCACTAATTGGTTTTAGTGCTGGTGGTTTGGATGTGCTGCGTAACTATTCCCAAGACTATGCACTAGTTGTTTTGCTTGATCCATCCACTAAAATTCACTATGTAAAAACTAACTATGGCAATAACACATATATGTTTTACAACGAAGCCAACTGGGGAAGAACTAACCGAAGCATGGTAGAAGTAGCTGACCGCATAAATGCCACAGGTGGGAAAGCCGAAAGCATAAACCTACAGCATAAACAAATACCCGGTTATTTTTTTAGCATATTCCAATCCGATGACAACTGAACAACTCAAAGACCATGTGCGCAATAGCATGCAGCACTACTACAATAAAGAGCAAGTTATTCAATTACTAAACAAACTAAAAGATGAAAGCAAAGGAAAAGGCATGGCAACTGTACTCGAACTATTTTGATATAGTTGAAGCTGGTGATCAGCATGGAGATTTAGCACTAATGCACATGCGTGCTATTAACGCTGCGCTGTATTGCGTAGATGAAGCATTGACTAACGCACCTACTGACATCGTAAATGATTTTGAAGGCACAGGTGAATACTATAGCGTAAAAGCGTACTATCAGCATGTCAAAAACGAAATACTAAAAATGAATGGGAGCAAAGAAGATGCGCTCAATAGACGAGCTGAGATTAGAGCGAACTAACCTACTGCAGATGTTTGTCACAGCTAAGACTACCTACGTTAAAAATAACCTGCAGCACAAAATCAAATCAGTCAACAAAGAACTGTATACATTAACCAAAGAAGTAAAATATCTATGAGTGAGAAAAAAGAAACGGCAATGCGTAGACTAAGCAAAGCACTACGGAAAAGGTTTCAAGGTTCATCCGTAAACATATCATGGATAGAACTGGATGCGTTTATGATGAAAGCGCAAACATGGGAAATGACAAACATCATGGATTCCTACAACGAAGGATACACAGACTGCAAAGCAGGTTTACCAAACAGATCACAAATAGAAACAGATGAAAGCACAACTAACGTTTGACCTAACCGATGACCAGCACGCTTTTGATTGTGCGATTAACGGGGCAAAGTATTACGAAATACTAGATGAAGTAAGACAGCACTTGCGTAGTTTGGAAAAGTATCAGGACCTTACCGAAGACCAGTTTGAACTAGTCGGTAAGATTCGGGATTGGCTGCATACTGAATTCTTAAGTGCTGGTATAGCAGATAAATTTTAGTCACAATTCTCCGAATTATTGTGACACTTTGCGATAGCCCTGCTTCCAAAGAAACCTGCCCAATGATTCGCCTTCAGCATCCACCTTTTCTTCGCTCCATTCCGGCTGAATGTGATGCAAGTATTCATGCACCAAAACAATCAGATAGCGCATAGGTGGCAACGTTGGATCTATCTCTATCAGGTTATCACAATACAAGCCATCTGCACGCTCCCTGCCTAACCTGCGATGAATAACTTTTGGATGTGGCTTGCGTTTCATATTATCTTTGTAGCAGTTAGTGTGTAACTCTGCTAATTTGTTTTTGTTATTGATCAACTAGCCCCTGCAACGGTAGGGGCTTTTTGATTATCGAATCTTACCATTGACAATTCGGTAGTTACTTACTTCGAATTCGCCTGTATCTAATACTTTGACATGCGCAAAACCATGATGGTGCTTGTTGATGGGCATGTAATCGGGATGCAACTCACACAAACATGCCACACTCCAGCACGTTGTTATCTTACCATTGATGTTTGGTTCTGTATGTTCGCTTGCCTGGTGGTGATGCCCACACAATGCACTGTCTTTTGCACGCAAGAATAGACCACGTGCGATGTTAACAGGACTAAATACCGATGCGCCTAGCTCGTGACCATGCAAAATAGTAAGCTTACCTGCATGAATAATCTGCTTATCAGGAATAAACGTGATGTTTAACTTATCTAGATGCATCAATGATTCAAAATTGAATTCATCCATGCCTAATAAATCAGGTGCATTACGCATGATATAATGGTCATAGCGCACATCATGGTTACCACACTTGTAATAGATAGCAGCATGCGGAAACAACTTGCGCAAAGTCGCTAAGAATTGGCGTGTCATTAGCACTTCATGTCCAAAATTGCGCTTTCTTGGGTCCTTTTCGAAACGGCTAATAGCATAGAAGTCTATGATGTCACCATTCAGCAGAATAGTATTGACATCATTATCAAGTCCATACTTCAATGCCAGTGTTAATGCCTGTATGTTATGATACGGCACGTGGATATCCGATAGCAGTAGTATGTTGTTGTGATTTATAGGAAGCTTGAAGGGTTTGTAGTTTGCTTCCTGTGAAGGTGGCAGATCAAGTGGATTTGCTTCTTCAGGAATCAACTCATTCATCATGTTGGTGAAGTCACCTAAATGATTGTCTAGCTTTTGCAGTTGGCTTACTGGCTTTGCTTTACTTTTTTCTTTATTATCTAACCACCTACGATAGGTTTTATCTAATGAATCGACGGTAATATCAAGACCATACTTTTTGATTAGTTCGCGAATACGTGGTATAACTTTACCTGTCCCATCATGTAATTCACGATGTAGCTTTTCACGATCTAATGTCTGCATAGGCGTTATTTTGTACCCCTGATAAACCCGGCTAACTCCGCAAGATTATTGCTAATGGTTAAGTTCTGCGAAGCAATTACATCAATCTTCTTTTCAAGTTTATCAATGGCTTTGTTTTGTTCTTCTTTCATGATGTTCAACTTATCATTGAATTCTTCTTTGGTGTCTTTAATCGATTCGGCTAGCATTGTTACTTCTCTTTTGTGATAAGATTCCACAGTCTTCAGTGATGCAGAAACTTTCACCACATCCCTTTTCAATGCATAGTACAATCCAGTAAGCGATACCGCACCACCAATAATTGTTATTAAATCTCTAGGCTGAAACTCCATAGCTATAGTATTGCAAAATATATAGTAGAAAAAGTGAGTCCTGTGATACCTAATGTTAGTGCTGTGTTGGAAATTATTAACCGTCTGTTCCTTTTCTTCAACTGACCTATCTCATTGTCTTTCTCAGCAGCAATAGCTTTTTCAATGCTTTGTTTATTGGCGTAGATTTCAGCTAATGTTTCATAACTCGTTGCCTGAATGCCTGTAATCTTGCCGTAGTATGTAACCTTTAACCTTTCAAGCTGGTATAAACTGTCTATTTCTTGCGCAGTTTGATACCAATACAACATGCTATTGTAGTTGAGACTGAAAAGCTGCTGATCGTAGGTTGTAAGTTCGGGTGTAAAATCCTGCTTTAAGTAAGCTGTCCGATTTTTTGAGTGTTGTGCGGAACTGATTAGTGGCATTAGCAGGAGAAGCAGAAAGAATGTTATAGGTTTCATTGCGATAAATTTCATTGGTAATTTCTTGGCGTTGAACGATGGTATCCTGATGCACCTGAAGACTGTCGATTTTTAAGAATAGGCTATCAGTTTTGGCGTTATTTGCTTCAATGATTTTGTACAACGAATCATTGACATCCTGTAACCTTTTTACTGCAGGATTTGTTACAGGTCGGTTACATGTACGCACGCTGAATATCACTGCCAGCGCGATAATTGCAACAGCCAATCCGATTGCTAGCTTTGTCATTTTCCCCATCGCGTAATGTGTAGATTTTTAGTTAATGGTCGAATCTTGTAATACACTCCATCACGTGAACGTGAATCGCGCATGCCCTGATCATTTGTATTGCCTTCAATAGTACGCACCGAATACTTACCTATTCTGTCCACTATGCCAGTGTGACCGATTCCCTTGAATCTTTTGTTCTTGAACTGGGCATAGCTTAGTGTCATTATCAGCACATCCTTATCACTATAAGACTGTACAAACTTGCCATCGGTATAGATCACATCACGCCTATTGTACGCAGTAGGTGACCACCCTGTAATGTTATTAGGCACACCACATTCGTTAAGCATTGCCATGACAAAGAAAGAACACCATGCGTAACCGGGCAACCAACCTTCCTGTCGCATAAGTACCTGCAATGCTCTATCATTAAACCCCTGATTGTTTCCACCCTTCTCCTTTACGCCAACAAAAGCTGCAGCCGTAGTTCTTACGCAGTAGCCGTCATCAGCATGCGAAGTGTAAACAGGAACGAAGCAAAGAAGAAAGCATACAACACAAGATATAACACAACCTTTTGCCATGTGTTTAAATTATTTATTTCATTCTTTATTTCACGATTGTAAACGGCACGTTGTAATGCCCGAAAATTGAAGCGAATACCTAAGAAGGTAACAAAGTTGGCAAACACCATAACAAGTGAAGCCAGCACGATGTATTGCACGTATTCGGTAGATATCAATGCATCGCCAAAGTATTCTGCGCTGAGTGAACCTACGATAGCAAAGAATAAAAACGCAGCCGGAATAGACCACAATCCATCTAACAACTGTAAATGATACTTAATAAATTTAATTAGTGTATTCATATAAATGGTTCTTTAGTCATTGTGTCTAAATACAACTGTGATCCATTGGTTTCATTTTTACCCTGCGCTGGTAGAAACTCATAGTCGAATACCAGTCTGCTATTAGGTGGGTATGTTAGCGTATTAGTCAACGCATCGTAAGCTACTGATGTACCACGTTGCAGGTTTAAGCTAATGTCTGCATTCGATGGCATTGTTTTATCCCAAGCCGTTCCAAAAACATTTGTGCCAGTCTTAGTAAACTGGTCATTATATAGCTTCCATCTGCACACAAAGTCTGGTAATAGCTTGCCATAGGAACTAATCAATGTGGTATACATGATATTGCGACTAAGCATGCCATTGATATAAGCTTCACCTTTTACAATCTCATCACCAATAACTACTATATCACTTGCTATGTTTAGGCAATGTGTTTCATGACTCTTGAATTCAACATGCCATGTAGTACCAAATGCTTCTGCTAATTGACGATCAGTGAATCCTGTTTTTTTCTTTAATTCAGCAATGGTGTATTTTGGATAAGACTTACTGAATCGCGTAGGATTAGGTGTGCTGGTTGTTTTTATATAAGTCTTGCGCAATAGTGATCGCCATGTGATATTTTCATCGTGTGGATAGTACACCCCGAAGTAGCTGTTAAAACCTTGCTCATAGTAAAAGTTATAGTCGTACCCGGTAGCAGTTGGCACAATACTAACTTCAGTCCATCCAACCCAGCTGTTTTGTGTTTCGTTTATTACGATTTCTTGAAATGGTCGGTAGAAGATAAACCCAGTGCTATCCATTTTGACTATATCCATTCCTGATGAATGCACATGTGCAGCAGCAAGGTTTAATGGATATGCCCCAAATAGTGATTCCGCTGATTCAATCACATAACTGTAAGTAATAGTTGGTTCAAACTTGCCTGTAGTGTTATTTTTTACCATCTTGGTATAATCCATTAGGCAATTTTCCACCAGCGTTTTTGTGGTGCGCTTGTTTATCTGCCCATTGATTGCCCCTAATTCAGTAGGCAAGTTGAGCAATCGCAAGGCAGTCTGTAGATTCTGCATTACTTTTTAATTTTATCGGTTTCCTTCGATGTATTGGCGCGTAGTTTTAGCGAAAGCTCACGCTCATACTTGCGTAAACGTTCAGTGTATTCTTGCTTCAGTGTTTTTTTATCACTCATGGTATACGGTTAATGATATTACGTGAGTAAGTAGGGCGAAAGCTTGTAGCAGTATTGCCTGTGCTGAACTGATAATTCAGTGTATTAGTAACGTCTGTACGTGGTGAACGGTCAGGCCATGTAGCTGTACTATATTCAGGGAACAAACTGCTATTAGCACACAAGTAATCGACTAGTAAAGTAGTGTAGTGCTCTGCATTTTGACGTGCCCGGTCAATCATATCCTTCATAACCACATCCGATACAGGCACAGTATCTTCACTTTGACGCTGGACTAGCGTGCCATTGTCCATGCGATAGCACAGGTTTGGCGTTACATCCACCATAACCCACCAAAGCAGCATCTTTTGGATGTAATCTTCTAAGAGTATCTCGTAGTTACCGCTAATGGTATTTGCAGCAACATCCGCTTTTATCTTATTCAGCAGGTCAGTTCCCAAAAAGGGAAGCAGCCATTTATCCTGTGCTAAATAGATGGATGGATACAATAGATTTGGATCTACACTGCCGTTAATGGTAGTGTATTTCTTCACGTAGTTTTCTGATATTAGTAATACTTCAGCCATAGTTGTAATTATTGATTGCCGTAAATAGGATTGGTTGGTAGGAAGCCGTTGTATGGCATATCTTCAGGAAGCTTTGCAACTAAAGAATTGTTGCGCACTTTATAGCCCATGCGTTCAGCCATGCTCACTGCTATTCGTGATGCATCAGGATCATTCGGGTTAATCTTTGCACCGCTTGCATCTACATACACACGTTTTTCCCAAAAG